TGCCATCGCTTATGACAATGCGCAAGAAGCATGGACAGCTCGCTACAACCATCAGACTATCGCTCTTGGCTTTAGCTTGACAGAAGAAGCAATCGAAGACAACCTCTACGATTCTTTATCTGCTCGCTACACCAAAGGCTTAGCCCGTGCTATGGCTTACACCAAGCAGGTTAAAGCAGCAGCAGTATTGAACAACGGCTTTGACTCCGGTTATACCGGTGGTGACGGCGTTGCATTGTTCTCTACAGCACATCCATTGGTTTCTGGTGGTACTAACAGCAACACTCCTTCTGTTGCCGCTGACTTGAATGAGACTTCTTTGGAAGCCGCTGTAATTCAAATCGCTGCTTGGACAGATGAGCGTGGTCTGTTGATCGCTGCTAAACCTAAGAAATTGGTTGTTCCACCTGCACTCCAGTTCGTTGCAACTCGCTTGCTCGAAACTGAATTGCGTGTTGGCACAAACGACAACGACATTAACGCTATCAAGAATAACGGTTCTGTCGCTGAAGGTTATGCAATCAACCACTTCTTGACTGATACAAATGCATGGTTCCTTACAACTGACGTTCCAAACGGTATGAAGCATTTCGTTCGTACTCCTTTGAGCAACAGCATGGACGGCGACTTCGACACTGGTAACGTTCGTTACAAGTCTCGTGAGCGTTATTCATTCGGCTGGTCAGATCCACTAGGAATGTACGGTTCTCCCGGCGCTTAATCATAGCAAGCTAGGAAACAGGAAGCCCCACCCTACCCGGTGGGGTTTTTCTTTATAAAACACTTGCACAAACTAGAAAATGTAGTAATATTCAAGAAACCGGGAAAACCGGCCTATTAAACTGTCCCGGCAGACGACATACCGATTAATAGGCTTGATCTTGTATGTAAGGACAATTTATTATGGCATTAGCAACAACACAAGCGATTTGGCGTTCTGGGGGCGGGGATCAAACTCGCACAGCGTTAAACGGCACAGCTTCATTACACCTTCCTTTTTACATTGCAAATAGCTCTGCTACTGCGAATATTGTAAATAGTTCAGCAAACTCACAGGCTTTGGTTCTTCCAGCCGGTGCGGTTATTACTAGCATTACCGTTACTAACACCACTACTGGTGGTAACTCAGCAATTAACATTGGTTTCACACCTTTGGTTACTGTTGGTCCTGGACAGCCTACAACTTTAGGCACAAACGTTCCTGCAGCTTTTGTTAACAACGGTAACGTAGCAGCTCGTACAGTGTTTAACATTTCATCTGCTACTGCTGGTTCTTCCATGAGCAACGTTGCTAACGCAACTAACTTGATCGTGTTGACCGCTGCTGTTGGTGCTGCTGGTGCTACTGGTGTTCCATTGACTGGATACATTACTTATTATGCATTTGACCCAATTTACGGCGTACAAAACGTTTAATTAATCTAGGGGGATTCGTCCCCCACTTAAATCTTTAGGAGATTAATTATGACAATGCAATATGACGTAAAAGGCTCGCACCTTAGTGGTTCTGGCTTTTTATTTGTTGGTCGAGTACGTTTAAAAAACTTGGTATATCAAGGTAACGGCACTGCTGGCGCTATTGATATTTTTGATACTAACGTTGCGCCTAATGCAGCTACTTACTCTCGTACAGGTTATGTTGTTACAGTAACTAGTACAGGACATGGTTTAGCAAATGGTCAAACAGTTGGAATTACTTTTGCTCCACTTGCAAACGTTTCAGCTACTGCTGGTAATTTTCCAATAGGAAATGCTACTGCAAATACTTTTACTATCACTGATATTAAGACAGGTTCTATTGCTAATACAGCAGACTGTACCTATGTTTCCAATGGTAATGAGTGGATGACTAGCTACAATACTGGTACTGCAGTACAACCTTTCCAAGTTATTTTTTCTGGTGAAGGCGTATTAGCAAGAAACGGTCTTTATGCAAACGTTACCAACATAACATATCAAACTGTTCAGTATGGCTAAAAAGAAAGGCCCCTCTCTAGCTGTTGGTAGAGGTGAGAAGCTTCCCGTTTCTCAGGGGGCTGGACTTACTGCTAAAGGTAGAGCTTGTGAATTATGTGTAATAAATATTGGTCATATGCGCAGTAATGCTAGATTTTGTAGCAGAGAACATAAGCGTATAACTAGTGATAGCAAAAGAAATTGGGCAGCAGAGTATCAGCGCAACAAAGAATCACGCCAAGAGCAAGCATTAAAACATTACTATGCTGATCATGAGAAATCAAAAATGGATCAATTACTAAGACAAAAAGGTCGATTAGATAAGGTTGCCGCATACGAAGCAGCTCGTAGAGCTTTTAAACTTCAGAGAACTCCTGCGTGGCTTACTGATATTGATAAAGAGCGTATCCAAAATGAGTATAAATTGGCGGCGCTACAGACTAAAATTACTGGCGAACCTTGGCATGTAGACCATATTATCCCATTACAAGGTAAGCTAGTATCAGGACTTCATGTTCCTAGCAATTTAAGAGCTATGCGTGGTATTGATAATATTTCAAAAAATAACAATTTTGAGGTTGCATAATGGCTAGTCCAATACGCAAGACAACCAAAGGAAAAGGTAGAAATTACCTTAGTACAAAAGAAGGTGCTGGCATGACTGCAGCAGGTAGAAAAGCATATAATGCAAAAACAGGAAGTAACCTTAAAGCCCCACAACCAGAAGGCGGGGCAAGGAAGAAATCTTTCTGCGCTCGTATGTCTGGTATGCCGGGTCCAATGAAAGACGAAAACGGCAAGCCTACTCGTAAGGCGGCTAGCCTAAAACGGTGGAAATGTTAAGATGATGGAACTTCAAATTAACGACCCCGAAATTGTGACTGCTAGAGAATTAGCTACTCACGCAAACGACATTAGACACCTACAAGATGATATGGATAAACTTGTTAAAGACATGGAAGAAGTTAAAAAATGCTTAGCAGATATCCAAAGAATGTTGGCAGAACAAACTGCCAGTAAAAAAACATTGCATGGTGTATTAACTGTTGCAGCAGGAATAGCGGGCGGTATTATTGTTTGGGCGCTAGATAAGATTTGGAGATAATATGCCAAGCGTATCAAAAAAGCAACACAACTTTATGGAAGCTATTGCACATAGCGCTAAGTTTGCTAAAAAAGTTGGCGTTCCTCAGTCTGTTGGTAAAGAATTTGTTGACGCTGATAAAGGTAAAAAGTTTGGTACTGGTGGTGGTATTAGTCAAACTCGTGGCGGCCAGAAGCAAGTTGGAAAACAGCAAACTCGTTTTGGTAGCGAACTTGGTTACCAAAAAAATGTACCAAACATTAACTTAAACAAGTACATTGGTAAGAAAGAAGGTGGTACTGTGAAACACGATGATATTAAAGAAGACAAGGTGCTTATCAAAAAAGCTTTTGGTATGCATGACAAGCAATTGCATGAAAGCAAGAAAACCGATTTATCCAAACTGAAAGAAGGTGGCAAAGTGAAATCAATGACAATGAAAAAAGTAGCAATGAAAGAAACAATGGGACCAAAATCAATGGCTAAAGACGTTGAATCTGGCTCAAACAAATTGCTTAAGCATGGTGAGTCCGCTGTTCAAAAGCGTGGTCATACTAAAGGTATGGAAGAGCGTGACTACAAAGTTGAAAAAATCCAAGGTGGCGCTAAGGGTGGCAAAGGTACTTTTGGCGCAGCTCCAATCAAAATGGCTAAAGGTGGTTCAGCTTCTAGTCGTGCTGATGGTATTGCTATGAAAGGCAAAACCAAAGGAAAGTACTGCTAATCATGCCATTTACTGAAACTGGTAGCGAAAAAGCAAAACGTGAAGCTTACATGAAGGCTAATAAGGAACGCGGCATTCGTCAAGAACAACAGCGGGATTATAAAATGTTTGGCACAACCGAACAAAATATTCCTGCGGTTGACACAATGGGCAATGTTACTGGTATGAAAACAGGTGGGAAAGTTTCGTCCGCTTCTAAACGTGCAGATGGATGCTGTGTTAAAGGCAAAACCAAAGGCACTATGGTAATGTGTGGCGGCGGTTATGCTAAAGGTAAAAAATGAGATATTCTCGTGGAATGGGTGACATTAGCGCATCCAAAATGCCTAAAGGTAAGGTCAAACCTCGTAGAGATGATACGGATTTTACGCAATATGCCGAAGGTGGTTCGGTTAAGCCGGGTTTGTATGTCAATATTCATAAAAAGCAAGCACGTATTGCGGCTGGCTCTGGTGAAAAAATGCGTAAGCCTGGATCTAAAGGTGCGCCTACTAAAGCGGCATTTATTAAATCTGCTAAAACAGCAAAGAAGAAATAATGGCTACTAAAAATTGGATTAAAGACGCTATTAAAAAGCCCGGTGCATTACGTGCTGAGCTAGGCGTTAAGGCTGGAGAGAAGATCCCTGCTAAGAAATTAGCGTCAGCGGCCAAGAAGCCGGGTAAAATTGGACAAAGAGCAAGACTTGCCAAGACCCTAAAAGGCTTAAAATAATGGCTGAAACAACAACTGGAACATCCTCATTTAACCTAGACGTTAATGACCTTATAGAAGAGGCATTTGAACGTTGTGGTAAGGAACTACGTTCTGGTTATGATTTTCGTACAGCTA